CTCTTAAGTTTTTGCTTAAGTCTGAGCACCAAATTAAACCCGAGCAAGCGCAAGGCTTAAAACTGAGCTTAGACGACGTTATTAACGGCTCTGCCCGCTCTACTGTTTTACCCGCTGGCGTTGCTATGGAGAAATTAAGCATGAGCCCAGAGGAGGCGCAGTTTTTAGAGGAGCGCCAGTTTTCAGCTGAAGAGGTAGCCCGTATTTTTGGCGTGCCCGCTTCTATGATTGGGGCAAATAAAGACGGGGTTAAGTCTAGCGTAGAGCAGGAATACCAAGATTTTTATAGCCGAACCTTAATGGCTTACGCTATTAATATCGAGCAGGAGATGCGCCGCAAGTTGCTAACTGAGTCGGATAAAGTTAACTATTACTTTAAGTTTAACTTTAACTCTTTGCTGCGTGCAAGCGCTAACGACAGAGCAGACTTTTATAACAAAGGAATAAGGGGCGGCTGGTTAAGCCGTAACGAGGCCCGCCAATTTGAGGACGCTAATGGCTTCGAGGGTGGCGAGTCTTATTTAATCGAGGCAAACCTTATGCCGTCTGAGCAGATTAACGCTTATATGCAGGCCAAAATTGACCAGCTAACCAGCGCAGCTTTTAAGAACAATAACCCCGACGGGAATAACAATAATACGCAAGCTTAAAATGGAAACGAATAAAGAACGCCGCAGCTTTGTAGGCACCGTAGAAGCCCGAAAGGTAGAAGGCCAAGAGATGCCCGCCGAAATTGTAGGCGTTGCCGCAGTTATCGACCAGCGCACAGACCTAGGCTTCGCTGAGGAAGTTATTACCGCTGGAGCCTTTAACGAGGTGCTAGAGGACGACGTTAGAGTATTGGGCAACCATGACCCTAACTTAGTGCTAGGCAGAACGGCAAGCGGCACAGCTAAGGTATTTATTACCGAAGGCGGCGAGCTTGGTTACTCTTTTGTACCCGATTACGAGAACCCTACCCACGTCTCTTGGGTTCGCTCTATTATGCGCGGAGACATTACGCAAAGCTCTTTTGCTTTTACCGTTGAAAAGAACGGCAGCGAGTGGCGCACTTCTGACAAATACGGGGTAAATGGTTTGCGCGTTATTAACAAAATAAGCAAGCTTTACGACGTTAGCCCGGTTACTTACCCAGCTTACGAAGGCACGGCAGTAAGCGCCCGCGATTGCTCAGGAGCTATTGAAGAGCGCCAAATGCTAGAGGCTGACAAACACGAGGCAAGCGCTGACGTTGTTAAGTTGATTCTAGCCCGTTATAAGAACTATTAAACCGAAACAAATAAACACTTAATACAATGAACAAAATTAAAGCATTGAAAGAAGAGCGCGGCCGCTTGATTGGCGAGTTGCAGACTCTGCAAAACAACATCGAAAAAGAAGCCCGTAGCATGAGCGACAGCGAGAGCGCTCGCTTGGACGAGATTGACGCCCGTTTGGACTCTATCAAGTCTGAAGTAGAGAAGCTTGAGAAGTTGCAAGCTCGCGCTGCTGAAGCTGCTAACTTGGCTGGCGTATCTTCTTACTCTGAGCAGAAAGAAGTTAACAAGATGAGCGAAAAGTTTAGCTTTAAGCGCGCTTTGCAAATGGCTGCTACTGGCCGCAAAGATGGCGTAGAAGCTGAATTGAGCGCTAAAGCTGCTGACGAGTTCCAGCGTTCTGGCGTTAGCGTTGCCGCTCACTCTGTACTTATTCCTTCTGAAGTTTTCAAGCGTGACATGACCGCTACGGGTGGTACCGCTGGCTCTGAGGGTGGTGTTAACATTGCTACCGAAGTGGGTGGAATTATTGACGTGTTGTTGCCTAAGACTGTATTGCGCGGTTTGGGTGTTCAGCAGTTGAATGGATTGGTAGGTAACTTGGATTTGCCCCAGGCTTCTACTTTGCCCTCTGCTGGTTGGAATACTGAAAACGGTACAGCTTCTGAAAAGAGCCCCGCTTTCGGTAAGGTTTCTTTCTCTCCTAAGCGCTTGGCTGCTTATATTCAGGTTTCTAACCAGTTGATGCTTCAAAGCTCTAACTCTATCGACGCTTACGTTAGAAACTGGCTTTTGAACGCTATGGCTCAATCTTTGGAAACTGCCGCTATTAAAGGTGGTGGAACTAACGAGCCTACTGGTATTATTGCCAACGGTTCTGTAAATGTTACTTACGCTGGCGGTGCTGCTAACAACTCAGTAAACGCTAACGGTGCTGCTGCTGTTTGGGCTGACGTTATCAACTTGATGAAAGCCGTTGAGAATGCTAACGGCGAGGGTGTTGCTTACTTGACTAACCCCTTAGTAAAAGCTGCTTTGCAAACTACTCCCCGCCAGGCTTCTGGTGTAGAAGGTAACTTTATCATGCCTTCAGGTGCTAACGAGTTGAACGGCTATAACGCTGCCTTTACTACCTTGTGCCCCTCTAACTTGTCTAAAGGTTCTGCCTCTGACTTGAGCGCTATGATTTTCGGAGACTTCTCTAAAATGGCGATTGCTTCATGGGGTGGTATGGAGTTGACAGTAGATCCTTATAGCGGCGCTACTGCTGGCTTGACAAACGTAGTTCTTAACTCTTACATGGACGTTAATTTGCTCCAGCCTACTGCTTTCGCAGTATGTAAGGACATCGACGCCTAATTGCTCTAACAAGCCGCTAGGGGCTTAATCCTAGAGCCTGGGGGTGGTTAACTCTCGCCCCCAGGAGCCACTTAACGAAATGAAAGTTAAATTTTTGATTAACGCAAGCGGGCAATTTAACCTCAGCTATGGCCCTGGAGATATTGCCGTACTTGACGACAAGCAGGCAGAGCTTTTGATAGAGGCGGGAGCTTGCGAGGTTGTAGAAGAGCCTAAGCAGATAGAGAAACCTAAAACGACTAAGAAAAAATAAAGATGCTAACGGGTAAGCGTATTATAAGCCAGGCTAACGCCGCAACAGATTACTTAACCTTATCAGAGGCTAAGTCTCACCTGCGCGTCACAAGCTCAAGCGACGACAGCTATATTACTGGGCTTATAGGCATGGCTTTTGACGCTTGCGGGCAGTATTTAGGCTACAACGTAATTAAGTCGACAGTTCGTTACGGCTTTGATGGCTTTGTAGGGCTTCCAAGCCTTATAAACCCCGTTAACGGCCTTCAAACGCCTAGCGGTAACTATTTACGCATACCTAGCCGAGTTCTTAGCTTAGAGCACGTTTATTACGTTAATGAGTCTAACGCTGTTACTGAGTTCGAAGCTGCCGACTGGATTAGCGCCCCAGACCCTTTAGGGAATTACGGCCTAGATATTTTCTTTAACTCTGCGCCTAGTTCTTTAACTGACGATCGCACTAAATACTTAGTAGAGTGCATCGAGGGTTTTGAGCTTACTAGCGCTACAACTGACTTGGGTAATAAACTCCCCTTATGCATTAAACACGCTGCGCTTTTGCTAGTAGGTCAATACTATGACAACCGCTCAAGCGTTACCTCTAGCTCAGGCATGAAGCCCCTAGACTTTGGCCTTAAGTATATGTTAGACCCTTACCGCTTGGAGGTATTCATATAATGCAAATGGACAGCGGGCGATTTGACGAGCTTATAAGTATAGAGAGCTACACTGAAAGCGTAAGCTCTAACACGGGCGAGCGTGTACAGTCTTGGTCTGAGTTTGCGCAAGTATGGGCCCAGGTCAAAGAAAGCGACTTCGGGCAGGAGCCAGTTAACGCAGACCGCAGAGAGCATAAGACTAAGGTAAACTTTATAATTCGCTACCTTAGCGGCCTTAATACTAAGATGCGCATAAGCTGGGGCGGGAATTATTACAACATATTAAACATAGCAGAAAAAGAGCGGCGTATGTACGCTAATTTGCAAACTGAATTAACGAGCTAAAAAGTGGTAGAAGGCTTTAAAAATATTGCCCGAAAATTTAAGCAAGTAACGACTTCGCAAGAGGCCCAGATTTACTCTATAATGAGAAAAGCAGCTGAGCCAATAGTAACAAGCGCACAGAGTCGGGTAAACAGCCGCACGGGCAACCTGCGGGCCTCTATTGGTTTTATTGAACGCAACAGACGTTATAAAAACATGGTTTTAATAGGCCCTCGCACTTACGGAGGCTGGAAAGGCCAGCACGCTTACCTAATTGGCAAAGGCTTTAAAATACAACGCTATGACGGCGAGGTAACCATTGTGCCAGGCAATAATTTTATGGGATACGCTTTAGCTCAAAACGCAGAAGCGGTAAAGGCACAGATTGAGAAAGACGTATTTAAATTAATCGAGCAACAAATTAAAAAGTAAAATAAAATGGCAACTTCAGGACTTGTAAACGGTACCCTTATTGCGATCTACAAAGACGTAAGCGGAACCTTGACGAAAATTGCGAACGCAACCTCTAACGATTTCGACATTACTAAAGACATGATCGACGTAACTAACAAAGATAGCGGCGGCTATAAAGAGTTTTTGGCTGGCGAGGCTGGCTGGACTTTGAGCTGCGAGGGTATTTTTGAAGAGGACGGCGGCGTAACTGGTATTAGCTGGAGCGACATTATTACTGACCTTATGGCTGGCACTAGTGTTACAGTAGCTATGACTTCTCAAGTTAGCGGAGATATTAAATTGAGCGGCAGCGCTTACTTCTCTAACTTGACTATGAGCGCTCCCAACAACGACGCTACCACCTTCTCAGCTTCTTTGCAGGGAACTGGTGCTTTGACTGTTGGAACCGTGTAACAATTAGCGCCTTTTTGCGTATAATTGCACTATGCAAGAAATACAAATAGGGGACAAAAAGCACCCTCTTTTCTTTAACATGGTAGCAATAGAGCGCGTTATGCAAGGCGCTGACGTTCAAGACTTCGACCAACTCGCGCAGAGCGGGCAGGGATTAGCCAAGACGCTAAGCTTTGCCCGCCTTTGTGCTTTTTACGGGATTCAGGCAGGTTATAAAAAGATCGGCGAAAAGTGCCCATATAAGGACGCAGAAGAGTTAGCCGAGGACGTTACCGCCTTGAGTGAAGTTAGCCCCGCTCTTAACGCCTTTACTGAGGCTGTAAGCAAGTTCTTTGCAGTAGATGCAGAGCAAGCCGTAGAGGGCCCAGAGGGAAACTAGAAAGCGGCGAGCGGCAGCCGCTAACTTTTGACAAGCTTAAGGCTATTGCTTACGGCGAAATGTTGCTAAGTGAGGCCGAGTTTGAAGAGATAACGCCGCGTTACTTTATGCTGCGGTTAAAAGGGCTAAGAGATGCCCAGCAACAGCAGTACCGAAATGAGTGGGAGCGCACTAGATGGCTCGCTTTGTTTGTCGTTATGCCTTACTCTAAACGCAGAATGCAACCCAAAGACCTTATAACTTTTCCTTGGGAGCGTAAAATTGCGGCAAGTGTTAAAGAGGTAATAGCCGCCAATAAGGCTATATTTGACAAGCTAACCCCCGACAAATGAGAGCCGCTAAAGTAATTTATAATATACTCGCCAATGATGCGGGCGTTAGCGCTTTAGTTTCAAACCGAGTAAGCCCCGTATTGCTACCTCAAGGCTCAGCTTTTCCCGCTGTTGTTTATTCGGAAGTGAACATAAACGCGACGCCAACCAAAGACAGCAACAGCCGCCTAGACTTTACACGGGTGCAAATTGACTGCCTTGCTACAACTTACGAAGGCGCTAGCACTTTAGCCGATGCCGTGCGCTCTGCTCTTAATGTAGTTACCCCAGGTACTTACAACGGGGTAAACGTGTTTTATATCGAGTTTGATAACGAGCAGGAGTTTAGCGATAACGCCGCAGATTTTGACGGCATTTTTCAAGTGTCTCAGGACTATATAATTAGCTATTCGGTATAATGGCAGGCAATTTAGATTTAAACGTAGTTATCTCGGCAAGCTTTGAAAAGCTCAAGAAGGGCATGGCCGACGCCGTTAACGTTGTTAAAGGTGGCTCTAAGAAAATGGAGCAGGCCGCCGAGGGATCTAAGCAGGCACTAGAGAAGGCGTTAGGGGGCGAGAATTTAAGAGTAAAGCGCCGCGAGCTTACGCAGACAATTAACGAGCAGCGTAGTATTTTAACCTCTTTTAAGCAGGACTTAATTAACCTAGAGAATAAGTTAGCTCAAACAAGCAAGAGCGACCTTATGCGACAGAAAGCGCTTAAGAACGCTATCGCTGGGCTTAAAATTGAAATTAAAGAACTAGAGGATAAACGTGAAGAACTCAATAAATAGTGGAATGGTAGTAGCAACTCAAATAGAAATCTTAAACCAAAAGCGGCGGCGGTTAGAAGAAATGGTTAAAGCTCTCG